CAAAAATTAGACGAAAAACAATTGAGAGTTGTGAAAGAGTCAATAGAAGTTTTGCTTGAGAAAAATTTAAGGGTGGTAGCTGGGGCTTAGAGTGCGGGCGGTGGTGGTAAGAAATAGATGAAGGAGGAATTGAGGGGGGTATTGTTGAAAAATAGACGACCCCCACCCGTATCAATTTGTATACCCACCCCAACCATTCCTAAAAAAAATCTACACTAAACCTAAATCACAGCTCAACAACCACAACAAAACAATCATAAACCCTCTTTTTAGCCTTACACAACACTTTTTTGCTAATAAATACACAATCTACCATTAAACATTTCTAAAACCCTTCCTACCCCCTCTTTTCTAAAACTGATTTTTCTTTTTTTTTATTTCTTAAAATCCATTTTAGAGTTTTCTAAAAATTTTTGTATTTAAACCTTTTTTATAATCTAATAATAAAATGTATTGAATATGGTTTTTGTCCGAGTTTGTTAAAAGTACGATAATAACATGTATAAAATAGAGATAGGAAATGGATTTTAAAAAAAAGCTGGAATCCTTACTCTCTGTGGTTATTTCAGCCCGTGAAACATTTTTGACTTATATATCCCCAATATATAACTATTATACTGTGGATATATAAGTTGTATACTGTGGATATATAAGTGTGAATGTTTCACATATATTATCTCTTGATTATTAGGTTTTGGTTTGGTAGATTTTTAGGGGTTAAATAATTACCCAATCTTCTAAATCAACAAAACAATGTTAGACATAAAATGGATTAGAGAAAATCCAGCGGCTTTTGATGCGGCAATGGACAAAAGAAATAATAATACAAGAGCTGAAACTTTGCTTAAAATTGATGAAGAAATAAGAAAAAAAACTTTTCTTATGCAAGAATTGCAATCTCAAAGAAATAAAATTGCTAAAGATATTGCTGAAATAAAAAAATCTGGTGGATCAGTTGATTTATTGCTTGAGGAATCAAAGAAAGTTAATAAAAATCTTAGTAACATTGAAAATGAAATTAATTCTGACAATAGATTAGAAGAAATTTTAGCAATAACCCCTAATGCTCCTAACTCTTCTGTTCCATTTGGAAAAGACGAAAATGACAATATTGAAATTGAAAAATTTGGCACGCCAAAAAACTTTTCTTTCACTCCAAAAACTCACTTTGATCTTGGAGAAAATCTAAAAATGCTTGATTTTGAACAATCTGCCGTAATTTCTGGTGCCAGATTTTCAACTTTAAGTGCCAATCTTGCAAAATTAGAGCGGTCTCTTTCTAACTTTATGCTTGATATTGCTGGCGAATTTGGCTTTACCGAAATTTCTCCACCAAATTTAGTTAAAAGAGAAGCTATGTTTGGTTCTGGTCAATTACCAAAATTTGCCGAAGATGCTTTTTCTATTGATAATGGTTATTATTGGCTGATTCCAACTTCTGAAGTTTCTTTAGTTAATTTGGCAGCCAAAAAAATTCTAAGTGAAGATGAATTACCTTTGCGTTTTACAGCTTATACTCCTTGTTTTAGAAGAGAAGCTGGCTCTGCTGGAAGAGACACTCGTGGCATGATTCGCCAACATCAATTTAAAAAAGTTGAATTAGTTTCCATCACTTTACCAGAAGAATCAGAAGCTGAACATGAAAAAATGACCAATATTGCCTGTGAAGTTCTAAAAAGATTGGAATTGCCTTTCCGCAAAATTCTACTTTGCACTGGCGATATGGGTTTTTGCTCACAAAAAACTTACGATTTAGAAGTTTGGTTACCTTCTCAAGCCAAATATCGTGAAATTTCCAGCTGCTCTAATTGTGGAGACTTTCAAGCCCGCCGCATGAATGCTAAATATAAAAGCAAAAAAGACGGCAAGAATTATTTTGTTCATACTCTTAATGGCTCATCTTTAGCCGTTGGTAGAACTATTGTGGCAATTTTAGAAAATTATCAAAATGAAGATGGTAGTATTAATATTCCAAAAGCTTTATTAAGTTATATGGGTGGCGTTAAGAAATTGGAAACCTTTACAAAATTTTAAAAATATTATGGCTCGTAAAATCAAAAATCAAACAATCACCAATTTTATTGACGAATTTGGAGAAGTTCACCAAAAAGAGAGTTTTCAGAGTTATTCAATTGCTGGGGAGGATGATTACATAAAAATCTACATTAAACACATAAACTACTTATCAAATCTGCCTTCTGGTTTGGAAGGGTTGATTTATGAACTAATCAAATGCATGAGTTATGGCAACAAGATTATAATCAACTCTTACATCAAAAGAGATATTGCTGCTAGACTTGGGAAAACCTTTAATACTGTAAATCAATACATCACAAAGCTATCTGAAAGCAAAATCCTTATTCGTGAAGGAAGAGGCGTTTATTATCTTAACCCTGCTTTTTATGGAAAAGGTAAGTGGAAGGATATTTTAGAGCTAAGAGAGAAATTAGAAGTAAAAGTAAGTTATGAAGATGGAATTTATAAAATAACTCATAAATAAATTAGTTTTTAATTTCAACCAATATCTAGGCTAAGTTAGGGCGTAGAAATCCCTTCTATAAAAAAAGGGATTTTTTACTAAAATAGGTTTTTCAACCAATAGAGCCGAGTATAAGCCTTTTAGTATTTTATCTTGCAAGTTCCTTTCGGATTCTAATTTAATTTAGAAGGCAGGCACTTCTAAGAGCTGGTCGGCTCTCCACTTGCGGAAATCATTGCATAAAGCAATAAGTGCGGTCGAGTTTTCACTCACTTAGTCTTTAAAGCCAGATAAACGACAATAAAGGTTTTTTCACTTTCTACTCAGAGCTCTGGGGATCAATTCAAAGATTCAACAATGATGTCCGTAGCTTTCGCTTGGAACGGGAACTGGGGGGCTTCTAGTTTTTCTAGAAATCTAATTTCTTAAATAGCTTGTTTTATTGAGTAGCTGCCACTCATTGTTATTTTTATTTGTTTTTGTTGAAGTTGCTCAGTTTTTTAAGGAGACAGTTGCCCGTCTCCCAATAAAAAAACAATGAGAGCTTCAATAAAGAAACACATGAGGGATCAGCTCACAAAACAAAAATTAATAAAAAAAAATTACTTGTCAATAAATATCTTGCTAATTGAATTAAAAAAAATAACTTAAAGATAATTATTACTCACCACATAATAAAACATGGCTTTTGAGAACTTTAAAAGAAAGATAGCTCTAAATTACTTAGAAAAGAAGGGAAGTGCTTATAGCCCTTTATTATTTAACTTTCTTACCAATGATTTTTCTTTTGGCACTACCTCTGGCAAATATTTAGAATATTACTGTCAAGTTGCTCCTGTTGGAGATGCAATTAATAAAATAGCTAGTGAAACTTCTTGCGTTGCTCTTTTTCCTTACGCTAAAGCTGAAAAGGAATCAAGAATAGCTTTACCGAATAGCCCTTTTGTCAAAACTTTCCGCAAACCTAATTTTAAGCAGACTGGGATAGATTTTAAGCAAGAGGGTTTTATACATTACTTAGCTACTGGAAATAATTATATTTATCTTTCTGGCGTGTTAAGTGCTGATAAAAAAAGTGTTTATCAAAGTCCGTTAGAAGTCTATAATCTACGCCCCGATTACATTACGCCAGTTCAAGATATGTCTGGCTACCCAGAATATTACCTTTACAACCCGAATGGAAAGCAAAAATGTTTCCATAAAAGCTATATAAACAACATAAATGGACAATTGATTGAAGCCTATGTTGAAGATGAAGGTTTTGGTGTACTATTACATTGGAAAGAACCTTCTAATAACAAACTATTCTCAATGCTTTATGGTGATTCACCTTTACAGAATGTTGAGATTGAAATTAACCAGTATTTAGAAGCTTCAATTCACAATGCTAATCTTTTGAAGAATGGCTTATCTTCTAAGATGTTGTTTACTCCTAAAGATGGATCAAATCCACCAAATCAAGATCAATTAGATAAAATAAGAGATTATTTGAAAAGTGCTTACTCTGGTTTTAATAATGCAGGCAAAAACCTACTTATTGGAATGCCTTTTGATGTTAAGCCTCTGGATATTAACCTCAAAGACATGGATTTTGAGAAGTTAATGCGAAGAATGAGGGTGGCTATTTACAATAAACTAAATATTCCACTTCCTATGGTGGAAGGTGAGTTTACCTCGAATACAAACATGAAAGAGGCTAACCTAAACTTTTATGATAAAGCTGTTCTGCCGCTTCTTAGCAAATACTGCGAATATTATTACTGCTTTGTTTATTCTAACTTTTACAGAGAAGACGGTGTTTTTGAGATTAGCTTTGAAGAATCTTCAATTCCTGCTTTGCAACCTCGCTTATTTGAAACAGTGCAAGTTTTACAAAAAGCTAAAATAGCTACTTCAAACGAACTAAGAGAATTTATTGGATTAGGACGCTGTGGAGTTGGTGGAGATGCTCTTTATGTTGATGGAAACCAAGTTGCTGTTGCTGGCGATGAAAATATGAGTGATACTATTGGAGTTCCTGCTGGAATGGTAAATATGCCTGTTGAAGATGAAGAAAATGACGAATTAGACGAAGAGGAACAAGAAATTGTTGAAGGTGATGAAACTGAATTTGAGGAAGAAGACGAATCAGAAGAAAAAGCGGTAGGAATTAATCTAAAGCCTACTGATACAATGGCAAGAAATGCTGCTCGTGGTTTAGAGCTTCGTAAAAAATATGGAAGGGGTGGTACTGATGTTGGGGTTGCTCGTGCAGTTCAGTTAAGAAGTCGTGAAAACCTAACACCAAGAACAGTTGCAAGAATGGTATCTTACTTTGCTAGACATGGTGTAAATGAAGGCAAAAACAAAAAACCTAATGGCGAACCTTCTAATCACTATATTGCGTGGTTATTATGGGGTGGTGATTCTGGACGCTCTTGGGCTAACTCTAAATGGAAACAAATCCAAAACTCGAGAATGAAGACCAAAGAAACAGAGAAAGATATTCTTGCCAAACTTTTAAGCACGACTCTTGATATTAAGGGTAATAGGGTTTATTCTGATGAGGAAGTGGAGAATTTGGTAAATGAACATTGATATTGAAAAAAGAAAAATAGAAAGCCGATACATAAAACCTATTCGTGCTATTTTTCGTCAAATGAATCAAGATGCCATTAATCTTTACAAAGCCACCAAATCAGTAAATGCTGAATCAGTTGCAAGAAATTACAACTCCGACTTTCTAAAAGTTTGTAAAGACTGCCTAAGAGAAACAATTCAAACTTTTGGCTATTTAGAACGCAAGCCAAGTAAAAAGGCTATAGATGCAGAAATAAATCAAGACCAACTAGAAAATATTAATAAAGAGTTTGAAAGACTTGCTATTTTCTTTATAGTAACAGAAAGCGAACGCCAAGCCCTTTATATTCAAAACACTAATGCGAAAGAACTATCTGAAGCCCAAATCAATGCTTTAACCAAACATATCAGAAAAGAAGCGAGATTGCAGACGGCTATCCAAGAATTAGAGCAAAGAATAATGCAAATCCGTTTTCAAGGTTTTATTCAAGGCAAAGAGACTGATTTAAGCAAATTAGATGCAAGATTAGCTAAATACAAAAAAGAACTAACTGTTTTACAAAAAACTAAAGATAATGCAGTTGCGGAAGAGATAAACATTGCTTTGGAAAAAAAGGAAGAGTCAAGAGCAGAGCTAATAGCTGAAACTTTGGTTGGAAGTGCTGAAAGTTGGTCAAGACAAGAAGAAGCAACTTTGATTGCTTTAAATCTTGGGTTGCAAATAAGAAAAGTCTGGCGTGGATTTTTAGATGATAGAATTAGACCAAATCATTTAGCAGCGAATGGACAAACAGTTCCTTTAAATCAAAACTTTATTGTTGGTGGTTATTTAGCGCAAAGACCAAGAGATTCTAGGCTTCCAGCTTCCGAGACTTTAAGATGTCGCTGTTATGTTGAATATTCAAGGGTTTAATAATAAACCAGACATTGAGGAGATTAGAGTTAAAAAATAAAACAAGCACTGTTTAATTCCTCGAAAACTCTAAGCATCTCCCCCTTCTTTCGACCCGCTGTCTGTTGTCGGCTCTTCTTATGATCGAGGCAGTGCGTTCTTTTAACTTTCGTTATTCTTTTAGGTAAAATCCCTTAATTTGTAATTGCTAGTAAGATAAGCGCAAAGTTCATCAAAGGCTTTATCTCTGGCTTCTTGTGATTCATAACTCCATTTAAAGGTAGGAATGTCAAAGTCTTCGTAAACCTTTATGGCAATATACTCTTCATCATGTTTGACAAAGCATTGAATAGTATTTAAAGCAATCAAACAATCATTAATAGCGGTTGAACTTCTTATAAACATGTTTCTATAATTATTGATTTAATAAAAGTTTTAAATCTTCGTTTTGACAAACAAAATTAATTTTAACCGATTTAATGTTTTCAATGTTTTCTAAAGCAAAGAAAATTTCAATTTCTTCATCATACCCAATCCATAAATTATCTTGCTTATCTGACAAATAAGCTTTCATAATACTAACTTCTTGATAAGATTGATAAAATGCTTTTTTATTTTCAACTTCAAATTCAGCGATAGCTTTAACTCCTCTGCAATCTAAAATTTTAAATGTATAATTTTTGTTTAGCCTAGAAAACTCTCGATAATCATTAAGCCATTTTTTGGAATATGAATATTTACCAATAATGCTTATAATAAAAATATCACCTTCTTTACGAATAGGCTTTATTGATTTTACCTTAAATTCCATGGCTTTATATAAACTATCTAATGCCATACCAGCTTTTTTTTCATTCTCCATATTATTAAAAGAATCTGCTAACTGACTTGGATTAGTTTTAAATGAAGTGTCATTAATTGAATTATCTTTTCTTGCTGTAACATTTGCCTCAATTGTTATGCTTGTTTCGTTTTCATTAATAACTTTGTAATTTTCAACAACTCCAGTTGTAAACTGCCTTATTTCTTGTTGCATTGATCCGTTAATTGATTTTTTAGAAGAATCAACCCAAGAGCCAGCAACCATTTCAGCCGCTTTTGTTTTTGCGTCTTCTAAAGCAATTTTCTTATCTTTACCATAACCAGTTACCTTTACGGTTTCTGCGTTTGCAGAGAAAGAGAATAATAAAAGAAAAAGAAATATTATATACATTATTATTGAGATAGGTTGATATTTAATTCTGAAATATTTTTATTCACAACTACTACCACTTTTGCATAATCTTGCTTAACTTCTCTTTCTATAATATAAGAATATTTAATATTACCCTTTGCTTCTTGTTGGATTGTTTCCAAAACTTTTTGAGTTAATTGTTTTTCTTGTAAAGAAGAATTGAGACTTGATTCAGTTTTTTTATTTGAAGAAATTTCCGAATTTAAGAACTCAACAATATTTGCCTTTGCTCTTAATGTTGCAACATTCATTGCTTGCTCAATACCATCTTCATCTTTAATAAGAATTGGTGCAGACCCAGTTGATTTGATTGTCTGCCATTTTTTACCTTTTAAAGTAATTTCAATTTTACCTGATTGCTCAATTATTTTAGTAATTGATTCTTGCTTTGAAGCACAAGAGACTAAAAGCGATAATAGTAATAGGATTGTAATTTTTTTCATTTTTTTAATAATTCATTAAGTTGTTTTTCTAAATTGTCTCTGTTTTCTCGTAGATCCTTGATTTCTTCTAAAAGTTCTATAACGACATAGAAAACTTTTCTTAAATCATTTTTCTCATAAAGCTTTATCCAATAAGTTTTACCATAACCAAGATAATCTTTAAAAAAAGATTCCTTAGTTGGTTCTTTCATTTTTCCTTGCTCAACTAAATCAGAATAAAACTCTTTTATCCTAATCAAATATTGATATGTTTTTGAAGTTCCACGCATAAATAATTATTAACTTAAAGTTAATAAAGATTATTATTAATTGCTTTTTAATAAGCAAGGGCATTTATTAAAAATATTATTAACCATAATCACCACTATGGAATTAAGCTACAAGCAATTTACATTAGAAATAAAAGAACTAAAAGAAGATGGCTCTTTCGAGGGCTATGTTGCTGCCTTTAATAATATTGATTTTGGCAATGATATTTTAGACCCAAAAGCTTTTCAAGATGAACCCGCTGAAAAAACTTATCCACTTCTTGCTGACCATGACACAAAAAAAGCAATCGGTAATTACAAAATAGAAATAGATAATTATGGCGTAAAATTCAAAAACGCTAGATTTAACTTAATGCGTGATGAAAAAACAGGTGCTTTTTTAGTTCCTATGGCTGCCGAGAAATATGCTAACCTTAAAAATGGTGATATTTCTGGTTTCTCAATGGGCTATATGACTAAGTCAGATGATTGTGAATTTAAAACAATCGATAGCAAGAGATGCAGAGTAATTAATAAAGCTCAATTAATGGAAGGATCAGTTGTTACCTTTCCGATGAATGACAAAGCAAGACTTACTGCAATTAAAACAGTTAATCCAACAACTAATTTTCCTTTCGCTGATAGAGATTATGAGTGGGATTCTTCAAACGCTGAAAAAAGGATAAGAGAATATACAGAAAGTGAAAATGAGCCTGCCGCTTCTTATAACAGATACTTTATGTATTTTGATAATGGTCGTTCAAAGTTCTTTGATGCCTACAAGCTTCCTTTTATAGATATTATTGATGATGAGCCTCATATTGTACCAAGAGCTATTTTTGCTATTGCTGGAGTTTTAGAAGGCGCAAGAGAAGGTGTTAATATTCCAGAACAAGACAAAGCTAAAATCAAAGAAATTATCAACAACATATATATTGCGATGGCAAAAGAGTTTAATGACCCTTCTTTAGAAAGTCCTTTAAAAGGCAAGAGCCTTGACGAAGTTTCTTCTATTAAAGAAGTGGAATCTATTTTGAAAGAAAGTGGTTTTTCTAATAAAGAAGCAAAGACACTTATTTCAAAAGTAAAAGAATTTTCTAATCAAGTTCAATGTGATGTTGAAAATGAGAAGACAATGCAATTGTTGCGTGATGCAACAGAACAAATGAAGTTTAATAACTTTTTAACCTCGCTTAATAGCGAAAATATTTTTTAACAAACAATTGTAAATAAAATGACAGATTTTACACCACAAAATATGATGGAAGCCGTATCGGCTCTTCAAAAGGCAGTAAAAGAAAATAACGAAGGTGTAGTTACCAAAGTTAGCTCTTTTATTGATGCACAAGAAAAAAAGAACCAAGAATTAGTAAAACAACTTGAAGCTGAAAAAGCTGAAAGAGTTAAATTTGCTGACGAAGTAAAAGCTCGTGAAGCTATTCTTTCTCGCCCAAATTTTGATGTTAAATCAGAAGCAGGAAAAGAAGAAATGAAGGCTTTTGATGCTTTCTTGAGAACTGATATTAAAGGCATGTCAGAAGCAGAAAGAAAATATCTTCGCACTGATTCTTTGGTTGATGGTGGAGCTTTAGTTCCTGAAGCTTTCTCAACTGATATTACTAAGAAAATCATTGAAATTTCTAATTTTAATGGAGTTATTAATTTTATCCGCGTTGGAGCTAAAACAACTAGACTTCCAATCAGAAACACTCTTTTGACTGCTTCAATGGTTGGAGAAGGTCAACAAGATTCACTTTCTAATTCTAAATATGGCGAACAGCTTTTAACTTTGAAAAAAATGCAAGTTACTGTTCCAGTTACTATTGAAGAGTTAGAAGATGCTGGAGTTTCTATTGCTGAGCAAATTAACCAAGATGTTGCTGAAGCTTTTGGGGTTAAATTGGGTCAACAAATTACTCAAGGTACTGGCTCTCCTACACAACTTCAAGGCTACATGGCTTCTGGTGTTGTAACTCAAGAAATCAATTCTGGAATTGGAGATGCAATTACTTGGAAATCAATGACTTTTTTAACTGGTCAATTAAAAAGAGGTTATAATCCTATCTATGGTTTCAACCGCTTAACTCGTGCTACTTTGTTAGCTCAACAAGACGGTGTTGGTCGTCCATTGTGGCAACCAGGTAACTTAGCTGCTGGTATTCCAAATACTATTAACGGCTATGCTTACCTAGAAATACCTGATATGGCTCATATTGGTGCTGGTAACTATCCAGTAGTTTTTGCTGACTTTGCAAGAGGTTATGCCGCTGGTAATGGTATCGACATGAGAGTTATTAGAGACGAAGTTTCTCGTAAAAGAGAAGGCATTGTTGAATATACCTTTATGAGAAGAGTTGCTGGTTTAGTTAAGCTTCCTGAAGCTTTTGCTAAATTAAAAATTTCTGCTTAATTTTAACCTTAATTTATATATACAATGTTTGATATTTATAATACATTAGAAGAGCAACAAGTTCTTGCTCCTGCTGCTATTACCGATAATACTGCTCAAGTTTGCAGTGTTGTTGATTTGGCTGAATTTGATGCTCTAAAATATGTAATTACTATTGGTGCTTTAGCTGATGCTGATGCAACTTTTACTGTTTTAGTTGAAGATTCTGATGACAATGTAACTTTTGCTGCTGTTGCTGATGACTTCCTCTTGGGAACTGAAGCTGAAGCTAGCTTTACATTTGCCGCAGACAACAAATTGCGTGAAATTGGTTATAATGGATCTAAAAGATACAATAGAATGACCATTACTCCAGCGAACAATACTGGTTCAGCTATCTTTAGTGTTATTGCAATTAAAGGCTATCCTTTAAATGCTCCAACTACTAACAATGCTTAATTAAATTGAGGGGGTGTAAAAAACCCCCTCAACAATTAAAAAAACTATGAAATTTAAAGTTTTAAAAACATTTAAAGGATCTTTAGATGGATTCAATCTAGCTGATTTTAATAATGGCGAGACCTTAGAAGAAAATGACAATAGATTAACAAAACATTTCCTTACTTGGGCTTTTGATAATAAAGGTTTTATTGAAGAAATTAAAGAAGAAAAAATGTTACCACAATTTGAAAATAAAGCTATTTTTTCTACTCCTGAAAACAAAGAAGAAAAAATAATTACTGAAATTGTTGAAGAAGTATCTGAAAACAAAGACGAAGAAATCAAAATTAACAATAAAAAGAAAGGTAAAAAATAATGACTGAAACATTAAACTATTTTAAACCAGTATCTACTGGGCAAGATAATAAACTTATTCTTGGGGGTACTGTTGAAACTGCTGGCGGTCAAGACCTTAAAAAAGTTTATTTGCCTGTTGATATAACAAATATTTCTTCTGCTGCGGTGGTTTATTTGCCATGTCCAGTTGCAGGAACTATTACTAAAATTACAACTATTATTAATGGAGCTATTGCAACAGCTAATGCTATTTTAACGGGCAGAATTGGATCAACTGCAATTACTAATGGCGCAGTTACAATTCCCTTTTCTGGTTCTGCTGCTGGTCAAGTAAATTCTACAACTCCTACCGCTTTAAATACTGTTGCTGTAGGAAATAATATCAACTTTACTGCTAATAATGCTTCTACTAATACAGTTAGAGCAACTATTGTAGTCGAAATCACATTAAGCTAATGGCTACCAGAGATTTTCAACCAGTTATTAATTTTGATTTAGAAGTTGTAATTGCTAATGGAGCAACAACATCTAATGCAGTAGATTTATTAGGTACTAGTCTTTTAGCCTTTGTTACCGATGCTGCGTTAAATGGAACTGCTTTTACTTTTACAGCTTCTAATGATTTAGCTGGAACTTATGTGCCGTTAAAAAGAATGTCTGATGGCACGGCTTTGACTGCTGTTGTTGCTGTATCTGGACAATATGCAACAAACCCCGCTGACTTTGCTTCAGTTAGGTTTTTAAAGATTGTTTCAGGAACTGCCCAAAGTGGAGCAGCAACTACAATTAAACTTGTAAATAGAAGATTAGCGTAATGGCAAACAACAATAACTGGCTACCTTTCCAGCAACCACTTAACTATATTTTGGTAACTGGGGCTGGATCAACATTGCCAGTTAGTTTGTCTGATGTTAAGACTTGGCTAAAAGTGCCAAACACCCTTATCGCTGATGATAATCTAATTACTGCCCTTATTAAATCAGCAGCCGCAACCTTTGAAAAAATAACAGGCAGAGATTTAATTAATAAGACTTACAAAACTTACCTAGATTCCTTTCCTTGCATTGATGGACTTAATTATTATACAGGCGTAAGTTCCTTAGCTCTGAAATATAATGACAACGGAATTGTTTTAAGAAAATCTAAACTACAATCAATCACTTCAATTCAATATTATCTCAACGGAGTTTTAACAGCTTGGAGTTCTGCTAATTATTATATTACAGACTTACCCGATTATTCTGCAATTTACCTTGTTGCTGATAAAGAATTTCCATCTGATGTTGATATTAGAAAACAAGCTGTTGTAATTAACTTTGTTGCTGGTTATGGTTCTTCTGATGCAAGTGTGCCAGAAGATGCAAAACAAGCTCTTTTACAATTCATTACTTATCTTTATGAGAATAGAGGTGATTGTGGAAGCTCTAAAGATATGCAAGCTGGCATGGATTTATTTAGTCAATTTAAAATTATAGATTTTTAATGTTAGCAGTTTCTCAAACGCAAATTTTGAATATAAGTAAGAAATATTATTTTGAGATTTTAAAATTCTTAGAAAGAAAAGAGTTTACAGAAGATGAAAAAAAAATTGTAAGTTTTCTTAAAAAATTTCGTTTCTTGGAAGATAAAGACCATGATAAAGAAGAGTTAAGGCTTTCATTGAATATTGCTAAAACAAATGTCTCTTACGATAAAGAGAATAAATATTATTTAGGATTATTGAATAACTTACAAGAAAAATGGAATAGTTTATATGGGAAGTTGTGCTAGAATCAAACCAAGACCAGCAAAAGCTTGCATAGGTGATATGAAAGCCTATGTTTCTATTTATAAGAAAACAAAGCAAGCTACAAGTACAACGGCAGTTGATCCCAACCTAAATCTTACTTTGATTGTTTCAACTTGGGCTTTACAAAAAAGCGTAAGTGGAGAAGAGATATTTGATGGGGTAAATATGATTGGAAAAATCACTGACCATTTCTTTATTCGTTACGGAGCGATCACTGCTTCAAAAATCCACCTTTTAGAGTATGCTGGCAATAGATACGAAATTGTTGAAGTAATACCAGATTATGAAGGAAGAAGTGAGCTAACGCTTCTTAAATGCTCAATTAGAGGTGATGCGACTTTAACAAATACTAAAATATGAATGTTAAGTCTAAAATACCAAAATCAATTTTTAATCTTGATAAGATAATTCAACAAGGAATTAGAAAAGGTTTACAAAACAGCTCAATAGAAATTGCTGGCAGTGCAGGAACTACAACAGGCGGTCTTATTAAAAATGAAATGAACAAGCCTAAAACAGGAAAAATTTATCCAATAATTGTTAAAAAAAGAAGAAAATATATAAACCACCAAGCTTCAAATGATAGTGGCTTTGAAAGCTCTGCTGTTTTGTCTGGTGAATTAGCAAGAAGTGTAAGAGGTAAAACACTGGGAACTAATAGATTAGAAATATCTGCAAACACACCTTACGCAGCGATTCAAGAAAAAGGTGGAACAAATCCCGCTAATAATAAAAACTATTGGCAAGATAGTCCTAAAGGAGTAAAAAACAAATTTGCTGGTCTAAAAATAGAAGCAAGAAATAATCTTATCCGTCCAATTACTTTAGCTCGTGGAAACATTATGAACAACATAACACAAGCCATAAATTCCAAACTGAAATAGTTGTTGCAACTTAGTTTTATTCACTATAAGTTAATAGTTATTAAGAACTAACTAAAAAAATTATGAAAAAAACTTACGAAAAAATTATCAATATGACGGATTCAAATGATTATTTGCAATTTAGAGCTTTTTGTTATAAGTCTCATAAATTAATTTATGGAGCTACCAATAGTAGCAAGAGTAGTTCTTGGGTTCTTGCTTGTTATAGTGCTATGAAAAATAAAGAAGAATGGGAGATTCAACAAAGCACGGGATATAGAGATTCTGATAATGAATTAATATTCGAGGGAGATTTAATAGAATATAATCTAGAACGAACTAAGAATAGAATAGGTGTTTTGAATGATCCTATACCATTAAGTCAAGAATTTGTTTTTAAAAAAGATGGTTGTTTATATTTAAGAGATAAATTTACAAAATTATCAACAATTTATAAAGTGTGTAAGGAAGAAAGTTCCACTACTCAAAAAAGCAGTTTTAAAAAAATTGGAGATATTTCTACTCATTTCTTGCAATGGATAATTTTAAGAGATTCTAAACTTATTTAATATCACAAAAAACCCGAGCCAAAAAAATTATGAAAAAACTATCAATTGCTTTAACACTATTATTAACTTCAACAACTTGTTTAATTTTTTATTTTATTTATTTTATTTTAAAAAATACACCTTCTCCCCCCGAAAGAGTAAGAACAGAAATATTTGGACAATATACGGTTTGGGTAGGAACATCGGCTTTTTCAGTTAGCAATTGCACTAATAAATACGAAGAAATACAGGATAAAATAAAATATATTGATTTATGCTCGGAACTTGAAAATATAATCTTTAAAACGCAAGTTGTAAAAATAGAGAAAGGTAAGTGTTCTTGCTATAAAACAGAATATAAATAACTATGAAAAAACTATCAATTGCTTTAACACTATTTTTTGTTTCTTGCCATCAAGCTTATGCAGTTGATGCAGCACAATATTTTGAAAAGTTGCAAACAAAAACAGAAAAAGAATACAATAGACTTTGCAAACAAATTAATCCAAAAACAGACAAAGAACGAATTAGTTGCTTAGAAGCTCAAGTATGGTATTTAACTAATGCTTTTTTAGTTTACAGAGAATATTATGAGAATACTATTACAATCTTAGATTTAAGATATGGTAATGGATTAAAAAACACGAGGCAATAATGAAAACAGAAGAAATAGTAAATCAGCTTAAAGCAATATTACCAAGATATACTGGTGATTTTACAACTAATTTATCAGTTAGCTCTTTAACGCAAACAGCGGGAACGGCAACAGCCACAACTGCCACAGCGCACGGACTATCAGTTGGTGAGAAAGTTTTAATTGTTGGTGCAAAAGTGCCTTTGACAATAACTTCTTTAACAAGAGTTGGTAATTATGCTCTAGCAATTACATCAGGCAAACACCCTTTAATTAGAGGCAATACAACAGTTGAAATAAACGGAGCTACTCAATCTGATTATAATGGAACTAAAACGCTTTATACTGATAAAAACCACTTCTTATCTGCACCTCTTATTGATATTGAAAGCATAACAATTAGCGGAACTACTGCAACAGTAACCACTAAAACAGCGCATGGATATGTTAATAATGCTAATGTTGAAGTGCAAATTTTTGGTGCTAGTAATGAGAATTACAACAAAGTTACTACACTTAACAGCGTACCAACTAGCACAACTTTTACCTATACTGTTCATGGTGCAACACAAGATGCAGCTGCAAGCCCTGCTAAGTCTTTACAATGCAAACAAATAATTAATGCCTATACTTTTATTTTTGAAGTAAGCGGCAATCCTGCAACCCCAGCAACTGGCACAATTACTCAGCTAACAACTTATAAAGATGGATACAACGGATATAAAACTGTTGCATCAATACCAACATCTACCTCTTTTACTTATGCTTGTACCTCAACTTTAGGAACTCCAGCACAAGGCACTATTTCAGCAAGACTTGATCCATGTATTACTGGAGCTGTTGATTATGAAAGAGCCGCTGCAATGTTTCAAAGTGATGTTGATAGTGGGCAATCAACTAAATGGGCGGTTGTTGTTTTGGGAGAGGAAACAACCTCCAAAAACCAAAGAAATACTGGTGATGGGATAAGTGATAACTTGAATGGTCAATCAATAAGAGAAAACTTTTACCAAAATGCTACTGTTTATATTTTTATTCCTTGCGGAGCTACAAACGATGAATTACTTTACGCTTTAACAAAAGATAGAGCCTATTCTTATAAACCTAATATTTTCAAGGCGTTACTTGGATTTAAGCCAAGTTCTAACCTAGGGCTAATAAGATATTCAAGCCTTATTTCTGTAAGTAACGGCATGTTTTTATTTAATGGATCTTATTATGTTCACCAATATACCTTTCAAGCTAATGGTTGGTTTAATCAAGGTGATGGAGTTGAACCTGATGATGTATTTGCATTTAGAACATTTGACTTTGATGTTTTAGACAATGAAGGATTTGAAACTTCTGTAATGGAAATTGATGGCGATGTTGATGAGGAGTCTTAAAACACCGTAAACATTTTATCCCAGTCAATGGAATTGTTTTTAAACCAAGTAAGGAATTGAGCTAAACAATCAGGATCTTCATCATGAGAGCCATTTGGAAATTGCATTAAAGAATCTTCAAAATCAAATAACCAAGTAGCTTGCTTTGGAATATAAATATTTCCATTAGCCATTGCACCAGTTGCATTGTAAAATCTAATTTCTTTTTTTATTCCCCCATGAGAAATTGGCACTATGCCAAAGCTACACTCTTTTGGCAGCTCTTGAATTAAAGACGAGCCAGTATTTGCATCTTCAATTAAAATAGAGTTTGCTGTTGGAAATTTAGAGGCAAACATTAGAAGATTTTTCTTTGTGTCTTGATAGATTGCCCTTTGATTATAACGGTCAATAAGATAAATAGATGTACCTTTTACTCCAAATTTAAGAAAGCCTGAAGGGTCATTTATTTCTTTTACTTTTTGAGCTGTGTCTGCGCTAACATAAACAGAATCAAATTGCATATAAGGCAAATTTTCAAGATCAAATCTTTGAAACCAACTCATGTCAACCATGTTGCCACCCTCTGCAATTGGCTTCTGCATGTATTGTGTATAAAATACTTGCTTACCATTCGCAATTCCTGTTTCTGTATCTACAGTGCGATTTTTTAATTCATCAACTTTCTCTCTTGTAAATCTTGGCAATTCGGGAGCGAGTAAATCTCCTTCGTTAATTTCTTTTTTAAAATCACCAAAATAAAAATACTGTTTTTTTTCAAACTCTACTGGCAAACATAAATGAGTATATTCCTTGCCTCTAGTTCTTGTTAAGAAGCCAGTTAAATCACTTACACCAAGTCTTTGCTCTATTATTACAAAACTATTTCTTACAACGCTTCCACGACTTTCAAATGTATCTGCAAACTTATTTAGAAGCCTAATTTTAGTGGCTTCTGATTGCATCATTGTTGAAGACATGTAATCATCAAATAAAAGATAATTTGCCCTTTCACCTGTGATATTTCCCTCTGTTGCAAAGCCCTGCATTTCACCACCCATTGTAGTTCTAAAATGCGTTTCTGTATTTTTTCTATCATCAGCTTTAAATTCTGGGAAAAGCTCTTGAAATCTTTTCGTTTCAGTAATCCTTTTAGTCCAACCGATATTTCTATTTACAAGATTTTCTTTGTTTGAAATAGCAAATATTTTTTCGTAAGGAGTTCTGCCAAGAATATAAGAAGGGAGGGCGGAAGACCAAATTGTGGACTTCATTAGACCAGGAGGAATATTTATTATAAGTCTTTCAATTTCACTATCAGCAACAGCCTGTGCATATTCACACATTAAATCAATGCTCCAAGTCTCAATTAATGGAGAACTGGGATGAATAAACGGATAAGCAAATTTTTTAAAGTAATCTCTAAAATTGCTTTTGATTGTCTCGTTTGCGCTTTCTTGTGCTAATTTAGCTAGAAAATTTGGGTCTAAGTTCATATTAATAAGTGATAATTATTAACTTAAAGTTAATAACAACTAATATTAATTGCAACTTGTTTTTTCATAAGTTTAATTATTTTTAAGGTATCATCACTACCTAATTTTTAGTTCACCACACTAAGCAAAATAAAAAATGAAAGCAGAATTAAAGTTTTTAAAAGACTTTTATATCCAGAAAAAATGGTATAAAGCAGAAACTTCAATAGAAATTGAAGTAGATGAAGCTAACACTCCTTTAGATTCTATTTGGTTTGAACAACTTAGATTTCAAGAAAATAAATCTAACTTCCAACTTATTACAAAATCATCACTTAAAACTAAATCAAAAGAATAATTATGGTTGGTACTTATCCTATTTCAGAATTTACTTTATTATCTTCTCTACAAAAAATTAATGCTGGAGCAAGAATCCCTTTAATTTTAGCTCAAGGAACTTCTACTGGTTCTTTTACAAGTGGTAATTTGGTTTCAAATATTGGAACTGGACTTAATGCAGGTAAAGACCTTTGCGGAGCTGGCTCAATTGGTCATTTAATGATTGATGCTTTTAGACAAGCAAGCCCTAATACAAGATTAGATGCAATTATTGTTTCTGACAATGGCTCTGGCGTTCAAGCTACTGGATCAGTTGCTTTTACAGCTTCAAGCCCTGTTGC